ATCGAGCGAGCGAGTGCCTTGGTGTAACGCGAGGACAGCGAATCGTACAGGTTGTCTTCCATCGCCTCTTCGGTGAGGGAGAAGCCCATAGCGATTGTCTCGTGGTTGTAACGAGCCGTCCAGACTTCCTGAGCGTTGTCGTAGCTGATGGCAGAACCTTCGGCCTTGACCGGGGCTGTGCCGAAGCCAGACAGCTTCAGTTCTTCTTCGAACGAACGCTCCGAGGTCTCTGTCTCGTAGATAGCCTCGTGCTCGTTCTCGTACTTCTTGTACTCAAGACCGAACAGGGCGTTTAGACCCGGGAGCAATTCCTTGAGGAGTTGTGCGCGTGAAATAGCCATTGTGTTATTCTCCTATTACACGCCAGTCGGGTTCATGTACGAGTGGCCATATGTAACAACAACGGTCGAGTTCTGAGCGTTGGTGTCAGCCGCTGTGTAAACAGCAGACGGCATGTTCCACTTGACAAGAAGATCCGTGTAGGTGTCGCCGACGGTCGACTCGGGACCATCAACGAAACCAACGATACGCAGCGGCAAGGAAGCCGTTGTCGCAATCGAAGCAGCATCAGCCGATGTCTCGGAGTTGCCAGTGGCTGTGTCACCCGAGAAGGTGCTGAAGCCAATGTTGGCACCAAGAGCAGTCTGGGCGACGGTGTCGTCAGCCTGAATCTGCATCACAACGTCCGGATCGTCAACGACGTAGGCGTATGCGTCGGTGGCGACAGTGCCGGTGGGCCAGTACTGCTTGAAGATCTTATACTTCAGGTTGGGGTCTGTGTACGTGCAACCCACAAAGACGCCGACAACGCCGGTAGCCGCCACTGTAGTAGTGCCGGTATCAGCGACGACAACGCCCGAAGAGTTGATGGACACAGGCTGACCGTAGAAAATGTTGGCCGCATACGCATTGTTGATCTTGATCAGACGTGTCGAGCCAGCGTAGGGCTGACCACCGATCAGATTAACAGGGCGCAGGCCATACGGGCTTGCTGTAGTAGCCATGTTAGTTTCACCTCATTTGAGGCGGAGTCTATCTCCGCCCCTTGCCAAAAGTTACCCGCGTAGAAATCTCTGGTTTCATCAGAGGCATTCGCGGATCGTTTTCACGCATGAAGTTGTTTTCCACGGAGGTCATCTGGTTCTGGGCGGACTCGCGATAATACTCGTCGCGCTCAGCCATTGTTTCCTCCGGGGCCTTGCAAAGAAGAAGGCCACCAACTTCAATGTTGTCCTTAAAGTCCGACTTGCGGTCTCTAAGAACGGTAATCTCGGGATGATCCTCTGCCTTGACAGGCTCCCAACCCTGACGGAACTTTGACGACACATTCGTGTTGTCGGAGTTGTTCAGTGTGGACGTGCGGATCCAGCGATAACGCCAGCCATCACGCTTTTCGGGTTCGGGAAGAACTGTGGGCGGAGCCCAAGACTTTTTGCGCGAAGTAGCTTCGCGGGTTTCGCTTTCGCGAGGGGTGCGCTTATCCATTTACGGACCTCAATTTCTCGGCAGCGTACTGCTCGATTGTAAGCCCGAGGCGCTTAGCGATGGCGACCTCGGAGGCTGATAGCTGGACTTTGCGTGGCGGAGTCGTATTTCTCTTTACTGGAGCTACCACGACGCTCTGCTTCTGGGGAGGTGTCTTGCTATCCTCTTCGTCATCCTCAGAAGCCATATGCGGATACCGTTTCCGGATCTCCTTATCGAGCTTCTCCCAATACTCATCGGTCTTGGGGTCCACACGATCAAAAACAACTAGGCGGTCATGGATGTGCCGGGCATAATCAGTCATCTCCCGGTCACGACCAAACCACGTATTCTTTCGCGCCCAAGACAGAGTCTTCTGGTCGGGCTGCGGAGGCGGGGTCTGAGGCTCATAACGCGGCTGCTCATACTCCGGCTCTTCGATCTGCACGGGGCGGAAGCTCTTAACCTTGTCCGCCTCGACAGTCAGTCGGGCAATTCGTTTGTGTGCCTCGACCTGCTTGTCAATGTCACCAAGCTCAACCCCCTCCTTGAGCAATCGCTGAGCGATCTCAAGCTCGGTCTGAACCCGGGTCTCCATCTGGTCGGCAATCAGCGACTGACCAGACTGGAGGGCCTTCTTCAACTGCAAGTTCTCTGCATCCCTACGCTTTACGTAGTCGACCAGAGCCTGCTGTTGGCGCTCTAGCTCCTCCTTGGCACGACGCTCCTCATGGAACTCGTACTTGAGCTTGCTAATGCGCTTCTTGACCTTGTCGCTGTACTGGGCAACCTCGTCTTCGCTAGGAAGATCCGGCTCGCCAGCACGGCGGGGCCTATTTTTATCTTCAGGCGGGGTGTCGTCGACCACCTCCACCTGAAGTTCTGTCTCCTTACCGGCACTCTTGTCCGACTCAGGAGACTGGACGGCGTCGACTTCGCCGCCTACCTCGATCTCGTTTTCCTCGCTCATACCCGCTCAATCCCCTCTGGATTCGACAGCGTTGCCTCAACAACGTCGTCGTTAATCAAGCGGAACTCCTTGCCGCCAATCTTGAATCGGGTGCCGGAATAAGCCCGGAACATAACCCAATCCCCTTCTTGGCAGTAAGGCCCCGCTGGGAAGCGGTCGGGGTCCGAATAACAATCAGGCCCCATTTCGAGGACTTGGCCAACAATACTGGCCGTCTCCTCCTTAGACTTGAGAACATCCGGTCGGATGATCCCGCCCTTGGTCTTCTCTTCGACCTCCGGCACCGCAATCAGAATCCTGTATCCTTTCGGCGCAGGCAGATTGCCAAGAATCTCTTTCGAGAGCTTGCTTTCAGAGTACATGCACATTCCTGTGTGTTGCGCCTTTCGGCGTGGTTGCATCCAGTGGATGTAACTGAATGATACTACAAGAATTTCACAACCCGAAATTACTCTGCGGCACGCTGCGCCGATTCAAGATCAAGAACGTCACGCTCAACAGCCGCAAGGCCAGCGATCATTCCTGTTAAGTGCTTGTATTGATTGTAGTCTTGGGCACCGCCCAGCGCCAATTCGTCGGCGATATCGTTCATCCTTTCACGGATCTTAAGCTTAATGACATCAAGCTCGGTCATTAAAATATTCTCCTGACATCTTCGACTGTCTGACCGACCACTTTAGCCGCTTCCAGTGCGATCTTGTCCTCTTTGTATTTGGCGTCTGCTTCCGCTTCGGCCTTCTTAACTTTGACAGCCTCTTCCTTAATGCGAAGCTCTTCGCGTTGCATGACTGTAAGTGGATCGTTTGCCTCTTGTGTCGCCTTGGCATCCGCCATTTCCTTGTTATGCTGCTGCAACAGACGATCAGCGGCAACAGAAGCAAGCTTGGCAACATCGTTCTCAATATCAGGCGGAAGCTGCTCGCCCATCTGGGGCAGGCTGACGCCGAGCTTAAGCTCAAGCTGACGCCTGTAGCTGTAAGCGAAGTGTTCTGCCAAGTGCTGTTGCATTGCGCCCACAAAAGCCTGAGCGTTCGGGCTCTGGGACACAAACTGCTGATAAATAGGATCCTGCATAAAGGCGGTGTGGACCTTGATATGGGCGTCGTGGTCCTGCTGTTGGAACACGGTAATCGGCTTGCCAGACATGACCATCTGGTTTTCCGTTACGGGGTCCATAGAAACAGCCTGACCCTGACCTTGGATGATCAGGTCCACGTTCTGCACGTTCAGCGCGTGGAGCATCTGCCTGTGCAGAAGCTCCATATTGTACATGCCCGGAGGCGCTGCCTGAGCAAGCTGCATCGCAGCCTGATACTGCATAACCTTCTGCGCCATTGTGGCGGCATTCGGATCAGAAACCGGGATGATATCAACACGATCATCAAAATCCTGCTGGCGGCTGTAGTTTTGCTGCGGATTATCCGACACAACATACTCGTATGCCGGGGCCATGTAATCCTTCACGACATCAGCAATAAGCTGGAACTCACGGCTGAGCGAGTCGTGTACACGCGCCTGAACGGCTGACATGACCTTCATAGACCGCTCAAGGAGGGCAAGGGTTGTGCCGACAGGAGCTTCGGGGTTTGCATCCCCAACATCCATTTCGGCGATAGAACCGATGCGCCGACCCTCGTCCACGAGGTTTCCGAGCAACTGGTAAAGAACGCTAGAGGGTTCCTTGTACGGAAGGAATGTAATGGAGTCGCGGATCGAGCCGGAGGCTACATCCACATCCCTGAATTCACCCGGCATGATCGGGTTGTCGTCGCCCTTGATCCGGAGCCCACGCGCCTTGAGACCACCGGGGAGGTTTGAAAGAGTGCCAGCATCAACGAGTTGGCGTAGGATTGAGGTAGCACTCTTAGCGATTCCGCCAATGAGGTGGATAAGGCCCGTGCCGTAGAAACCAAGGCCCGGCAGATACTGGTAATGAACGAAATACTGACGCTTCTCACGGGTTTGATCACCTTCGCGCCAATTGCGCCTGATTGCCAGAATTTCACGACTTGCCTTTTCAATTGTTACAACATACGGAAGCTCGATGCCGTCGGGGTCTTCAAAGCCCGGAAGATCCAAGTCGACGCACATCTCAAGGATTGTGTGCCGGGTGTCATCCGAAAATGATGGGGTCTCGCCCTTTACCTTGTCGTACTTGCGCTGCAAGGTTGAGTAGTCCGGGGACGGGGGAG